TTCGTGCCGCCCGTGCCGCGAACCTCCCTGAGGTCGCCACGGATGATGTGATCGCGCCGTTGGTTCTCATCGAGAAGACCAAGGCCGATGAAATCGCCGCCGCCGAAAAGGCTGCCGAGAAGTCTGCTGATGAGGCCGCTGCAAAGGAAGCCGAAAAGGCTGCTGCTGCGGCTGCTGAAAAGGCTTCTGCTGAAGCCGCCGAAAAGGCCGCCGCCGAGAAGGCTGCTGCCGACAAGGAAGCCGCCGACAAGAAGGCAGCTGAGAAGGCTGCTGCGAAGGCAGCCAAGCAGGCAGCCAAAGACAAGTAACGGACTGGATCATGGCCTACGCGACTGAGGACGATATCGTTGAGCTTTACGGCGAAGATCTCCTCCTTCGCGTGGCCGATTTGGATAAGGACGGCGTGGCCGATCAAGAGGTCATCGAGAAAGCGCTCCTGGGCGCTGATGACGTCTGCAACGCTTATCTGTCCGCTCAATACGCGATCCCGGTAACACCGACGCCGGGTGTCGTTCGAACCTGCGCAATCGACATCGCAGTCTACCGAATGGCGCTTCAGCGCGGCGGCCGGACCGACGAAATGCGTGTTCGGTACGAGGATGCTCTCGCGCTCCTCGAGAAGATTTCCACGGGCAAGGTTGGCCTCGGCCAGTTGCCCCAAGACACAGACGGAGATGGCACTCCTGACACCGACCCCAACGCCAAGCGAAAGGGCCGGTTCATCGACGTCGGGAGAAGCTGATGGCTGGCGTTTCGGTAAGGATCAGTTCGAAAGAGCTGTCCGCGCTGACCGGTCGACTCAACAAAATGGTGCAACGAGCCGAAGACCTGCGCCCCGCTATGCAGGAGATCGGCGAGTATATGCAGCGGTCCACGGTCAACCGCATTCTTCGCCAGAAGAAATCGCCTTCGGGCGATCCCTGGGCTGAGCTGTCTGAGTTGACGGTCGCCCTCAAGGGTCATGACCGGCCTCTGTTTCAGTCAGGCGAACTGGCAGAGAGCATCAATTTGAAGAGCGTATCGAACCGAGGCTTCACCCTGCAGGCCGGAGCGAAACACGCAAGCTTCCAACAGAAGGGCGTCCGCAAAATCCGCGGAAAATACCGCTCCAACAAGCCATCCCCACAGATACCACCACGCCCATTCATGGGCTTCTCGCAAGAGAACATCAAACGGATCTCTCAGATCCTCCGCGAATACGTCTTCGACAAATGAGCCCTGGAGGCGATGAATGAGCAAAATCGTCGCCTTCCGCGAACGTATCCTCGAAACACTGAAGACTCAGGTCACTGAGTTGAAGGATATCGACTGGTACGACGGCATCTTTGACGAGGACGATATCAAGGAGTGGGTCGTCAAGACCCCCGCGGCGCGGGTCGCGATCATGAACGTCCCGACCGAGCATCACTCCACAATGGAGATGAACGCCAACCTCCGAGTTGTCGTCGTCATCATTGATGAGAACCGCCGGTCAGACCGGGACGGTGATGCGCGCGCCTGGGAGTTGGTCGAGAAGGTCGCCGTTCTTGCGAACCTCAACGCTTTCGGCGACCCCGATGCCGCCCCGGCCACGAAGGTCAAGTTCCAACGCCTCAGCCAGCCTGTCCTTCGCAGAGAGGGTGTGAGTATCGGCGTCGTCGAATGGGAAAGCGATCTGATGATCGGCCGCAACCGCGTCCGGGAGCGAGATTTCGTCTGGCACAACGGCCAGATGGTCACGCAGACACCGCAGAGCAAGGTCATCGCCCAGGGTTACGTCCACAACGCTGCCGGCCTCGAAGACAACGACACGTTGGACGTTACACCGGAGGAATAAGACGTGCGAGCGCTTGCGCATATGGAACGCCGCCTCCAGGATCTTGAGCGAAAGTTCGAGAACAAGGAGCGCATTGGCAAGATTGTCGAGGTCAAGTTCGACAAGGAAAAGAAGCGCTGGTTCGTCAAGATCAATGACGGCGAAGATCAGTCGCCAAGCGGCGGACAATCGTCCGGCCAGTCTGGCGGCGGATCGAACAACACATTCAAGAGCGACTGGTTGCCGTGGCAGGGTTTCGCCCACGGCACCATTAAGATGTCCGTGCCCCCAAAGAAGGGGCAGCACGCATTGCTTCGCTCTCTTGGCGGTCAGGCCGAAATGGCTACCGCAGAGCCGTATCACTACGGCCCCAATACTCCGTCGCCTCACGATAAAGAAGACGAAATCGTCAAGCTGATCGAGGATGAGGAAGACGAGGACAACCAGCAGCAGTCCGGCAGCGGGCAGGGTGGCAACTCTGGTCAGTCCGGGCAAGGTCAACAGCAGGACAAGTTTCACACCTGGCAGCATGAGACCAAAGACAGCCACCACCTGATCATTCAGAAGAAAAAGAAGGATCAGGGATCGAGCGGACAGGCTGGCGGATCATCCGGCGGCGGGTCGAGCTCTCAGGCTGGAGGTTCGTCCGGCAGCTCGCAGCAGTCGAAACAAAAGACCCGCACGCTTCCGACCGTGGAAGAGGATGGCGATGACGCCACCCTCCAGGTGAAGGCCACCAAGGATGGCTGGCTCGTCACCCACGGAAAGCAGAAGACCAAGATCAAGTTGACCGGCACCGACGTCCAGATCGACGTCGAAGGCATGAACCTGAAGCTGACCAAGGATGAAGCCTTGATCAAGAAGGGGAACGCCAGCATCTCGCTGAAGGAAGACAAGATCGAAGCCAAAGTAGACAAGACCAAGCTCTTCATGAAGGAGCAGGGCATCAAGATCGCGAAGGACAAGGACTTCATCGCGGTCGGCCAGGGGAACTGCGTTTCCTCCAAGCCCATCATCGTCGGACCTGATCCGACTGGTGACGACTCCTGATCCAACGCAATTCGAGGTTACATGAAAAAGTACACCACCACCGCGGTGCTGTGGCGGCACGGCATCGAAATGCCTGTCGGATCCACGCTAACGCTGTCCGACGCCGACGCCAAGTATCTGAAGCACGCGCTGCAGCCTGAGAAGGCAAAGACCCAGACGCCGACGCCAGCCGACGAGCCGACGCCAGAACCGGACGCCGAACCCGAGTCTGACGAACCGACTGTTTTGGGTGCGACCACCGAAGAGCATCCGATCGAGCGTCAAAATCGGCGCCGCCGTCGCTCCGGACAATAATCACTGCAGGGGCCGACCATGACGCCATCTACTGAGCACCTGGTCGACATCGATCGGTTCACCGGGGAGTACATCTCCGGTTGGCCTCGCCAGAAACAGAGCATCGCAACCATCCTGACTACCCGCCTCAAAACGCGCATCATGCGCCTGTGGTGGGGGTCGAAGTTCATCGACATGCAGGACAAGCCCGGAAACGAGGAAGTCCTCATGAACGGAATGATGGCCGCGATCTCCGCGATCAACACCTATGAGCCTGAGTTCAAGGTGCGCCGCGTCGTTCTCGAAGACCTGAACGCAAACGGCGAGATCATGGTGACCCTGGAGGGCGTCGACCTGGTCGAACAAAACGTCCGCATCATTAAGCAGACGATCACCTTCTGAGGAAACCATGCCGTCTTTCGAGTCACCCGCTCTCTACATCGACTTCGCTCGACTGCCGCCTCCCAAAGTCATCGAAGAGATCGACTACGAGGACTTGCTGAAAGCTTACCAGGAACGGGTCGTCGGAAAGAACTCGGCACTCGTTCACGCTGTGGCGCTCGAGCAGTCGCCCACCAACATCATTCTTGAGACCGAAGCCTACGGCGAAATGATCGTGCGACAGCGCATCAACGCCGCGGCCCGGGCTTCTATGCTTCCATTCGCCACCTTCTCCGACCTCGACGTCATCGGCGCGCGCTTCAATGTGCTGCGCCTGAACATCAACGGTGTCGAGGAGAAGGACGATAGCTTTCGGAAGCGCATCCAGTTGTCGATGGAGTCGTTCACGACTGCCGGCAGCGAGGGTGCTTACGTCTTCCACGCCAAGAGCGTCTCGCCTCTCATCCGCGACGTATCGGTCGCCGCTCCCAACAAGGGCACCGGCCGCATCATCGTCACCGTGATGGCAGATGGAAACAACCCAATTCCGTCAGCGGATATCATTGACGCGGTCTACGACCGGCTCATGAGCAAAGGCATCAGGCCTTTGACCGATGACATTTCCGTCCTTCCGGTTCGAAAGATTTCGACCGACATTGTCGCCCATCTGACGCTCTACCCTGGTCCGGACGCCGGACTGGTGATGGCGGACGTCAATAAGGCGCTCACCAGCCTGCGCAACCGGGTCTCCCTGATTGGTCGAGACTTGAAGCGATCCGCGGTCCTCGCGGCTCTCACGCAGGAAGGTGTGCAGAATGTCGAGCTCACGTCTCCGACAGAGGACATCAACGTCGGCTACGACGCCTGTGTCTGGATCAATTCAGCAAAGGTGACCGTATCGACCCTTCGTCAGGAGTAAGCCATGGTCGAGATGGAACACATCTTGCCAGCGAACGCTACGCGCTATGAGCGAACCCTGGCCTCGAATGTTGAACGGCTCCTGGAGCTCGACACCGACAGGCTTCGCCGACTATGGGATCCGTATCGGTGTCACATCGACGACCTGCCGTTCCTGGCATGGGCCTTTTCTGTCGACATCTGGGACGTCAACTGGATCGAGATCAAGAAGCGGAATGTGGTGGCGAATGCCGTCCAGCATCATCGCCTCAAGGGCACTGAGGCCGGCATCGAGACCTATCTCGATCTGGTCGAGGCCAAGCTCAATGAGCTGATCGTTCCTCCCGCGCGCGGGTACCGACTGCCGGCGATGACGCCGGAAGAATTTCAGATGTGGGTTTCGAGGCTTCCTCAGATCCGCCTCTATCCATTCTCGCTGCCGATCGATGCTGGTCCGCGGGACTTCCGCAAGAAGGAAGTCTGCTTCCGGAATGACAACTTCCGGGAAAAGACCATCGGTCCCAACATCTATGGCAAGCGTGCCACTCTGTATCAGAACGGTGTGGAGACGACGGTAAACCTCGAACAGATGGAGACCCTCGGGGCTCAGTCAGTCGAGCGAGTTTCGTTCACCGGTGTAACCAGGCGAGACTTCCATTCCCATGGATTTCGCGGTCACATGTTCTACGAGACGACGACCGCGGCGAACAACATCGTCACTGTCAGGATCTCGCACGGCTCAGGCGCTCTGTCATCGGTAACCCCCGGCCTTACGCCGCAGGATGTTCGTCCGGTGCAGGTGTTCGAACGTCATGTGCCGCGCCCCGCTCAGCACTTCCATGACTACAACAAGTCATTCCGCGGAAACAACTTCCGGCAGCAGACCGACGCTCCGTTGTGGATTTACAATGAGGTGTCTCTGCACAGCAAGAGTAGCCTTCCGACCGGACTAGAGGCCAAGTGGTATCGCGGTCACATGCGATACGGCATCCAGCCGTTCACCGCCCAGGCAACCGTTGAAATCCCGTTGCTCCGATCCCCGTCTCGCGGTTTCGGCGGACGTTTCCGCAACGGCTTCCGAATGACCACCGACATGTCGAAGCTCGACGACGTCTGCGGAGCGATCGTCGCTGCAAAGGCCGCGCGTGACACCGTCCTCGTGGACACGGTCACCCACCGAGTGGTGCGGCTCAAAGACAAGAAGCGCCTCGGCACCTTCAAGCTGGGCGAAATCATAAGAGTCGCGTGAGCGACAGGAGAGAACTGTGGAAAATAAAATCATCTTTCATGCCAACATCGACGATGATCCGGAGGATTTCACCCGCCTCCAGAACTTCGCTCAGACTTCTGTCGATCATATCGTACAGGACGGCATCACGGATCAGACGAAGTACACGGGCTTTGAGGTTTCGAAGTCTGCGCCGACGCAAATCCAGGTTCTGCCTGGTCGCATCTTTTCCAGCGGCAAGGTCTACGCCTCGAGCTCGGCGCCGTGGAGTAAGGACTTCATCACCCAGCTGCCGATCGCCGGCAAGCGTATCGCCGCAATCGTGGCGTGGGGATCGGAGTCGGACACGGACGTTCGTCCTCGTCAGTTCCTGATCAATGCGGAAACGCGCCAGGCTGAGCCGCAGGCTGTGCCTCTGGTTCGCGCCCGTATCGCCAACATCAACGTGCAGCTCGGCAGCGAAGCGCCCGATCCGACCCCTCCGATCGTGGATGCCGGCTACACCATCCTCTGTCTGGTCACCTTGTCGCCCACTGGCGTCGAGACCGTGTCCATGCAGGCGCACAACAAGCTGGCAAGTGTCCAGGGCCACGAAGACCGTATCGTCGACCTCGAAGAGTTCGAAGAGACCGCCGGTCTCCAGATCAAGACGCTGGCTACGGACATCGCCGCCCTCAAGGCGGGCCAGACCAACAACAGCGTTGAAGCGCACACGGCACGCTCACTGCAGCGCCTCGCAACGCTCGAAGCCAAGAACGGAATCTCCTACGACGCCGTCGACTCGGACGCGAACTTCTTCCTGCACACTGACAAGTCGAAGCTCGACGACGTTCTGTCGCATGTGCGCGTCCACGAAGGCATCCGTATGCCGAACGCGGCTGAAGCAATCTCTGCTCTGCAGATCTTCAACCCGCTTGACCCGTTCG